TGTACACTATAGAATGCTTCTGAATATCTTAGTTTCATAGTTGTTCCTTATGATTGTTAATTAATTATACATTCTATTTAGGTTATTGTCAACTTAAATTTTCTCTTAATGCTCTTCTATTTAAGATGTCTTTTATAGCAAAAACTTCATGATCATCATAGTAATCTTTCTTTTCGAATGCTCTACTAGCATCATCTAGAGCCGATAACCGTTGCAGTAGTACCATAAAATAGAACTGATTGTGAAGGTTTAAGCACCATAAATCAGTATTTCTACTGTTGTGACCGGCATTAATACTATAACATCCGCCTTGTAATTGTTGTATATTCATTACATTTTCGTCAGCTTCCATAGCAACTATAACGACATCGTGTGCATCGTCAAACTTATCTGCTTCTTTGTGTATAGTTGCCCAAAACTCGTAAACGTTAATACTATCTAACATAACTGTTTTTAGTTTGTTGCTATTAACAGTAGGTTTAGCGTAAGGACATTTTTTATTTGCATCAATTTCATCGGCCCAGTTTTTAATCCACTTATCTAACTTAGCATGTTGTTCCACGTTATTTAGGTCCTTGTTAAGTGTTTTAAAAATTTTGTTGCAATTAATGAATGATACTGTTTAGTATAATGTTCTTGATCACTAGTATAGTACGCAGTGTGATCAATATGTTTATTCCTAAAGAACGTTTCTACACTTACATCGCTCATTGTAGTTGCTTTTAGTTTGCCGTAAAAGTCAATCTCTTTTGGAAATTGCACCCTGTCTCGCATTTTAAACAAGTAAATTGGTATGTTTCGATCTGCACACATGTTATCCCATGTGTACACGTCTTTAAAAAAGTCACGTTGTTCTAAGTGTGTGTTAAGTTCAAAGAACGTTTTAATTTCCATATACGTAGATTCTCGTATATTAGGCTCTGTTAATCCGCTTTCATAACTAAATGCAATACCAGGAAACTTATTATAGTCTTCGTCAATTGGCTTTTGGTACAACTGAAAGTAGTCGCCTGAAATAATGGAATCTAAGTATCTATGACTTAGTCCATTATCAGATTGTCCTTGTTGTGTAGTAAACTGATCAATTGGCACTGTATCAGATAATAACTTTTCATTGTGCGCTAACATAAATCTATTAAGACTACTTAGCAACACAATTACTTCGTCAATATCGTCATACTTTTTAAACATACTACCTAACCAGTCTGAATAAGATCGGTTATTACTTCCGGGCATAGCATACACTATAACATTCTTGTTGTGTACTTCCCCGTAAATTTCAGCATAGTTATTGTCTTGCCATACTTTATAACTGTCAGGCCCAGTTTTTCCTGGAATAGTATCGTATCCGCATGTATGGCTATCACCTATAAAAAGTGTCCTACCCAAAATATTTCACCAACATTTCAATACGATCTTCTGCATGAGCCATTTTGTCAAGTTCTTCTTGAATGGCTTCGACAATATCGCTATGCTCTCCGATACCAGTTGCATTATTCATATACACCATAATGTTAGTCTTTGCTCTTTCAAGCTCTCCTTCGGCATGCATACGTGCCGCTTTTACTAATTGTTCTTTCAAGTTCATAGTCCTTTTCCTTTTTGAGGCTCTGCGTCATCTTTACGATAATTGCCTTTGCTTGGTATGACGTGTCTTACCCCGCCACGAGGATCTTCCATATCGCCATTACGACGAGGTATTAAATGAATATGTGGATACATTACAGTTTGACCAGCGGCTTCGCCTACATTTTGTCCAATGTTAAATGCATCACAGTATCCGCGTGTCATCCAGTCATGGCCCCATTTGTATGCGGCTTCCATACACTTAGTTAGCCCTTTCCAGTTTTCTTCTCTAGGAACAAACAACACATGACCTTCTGTTACCGGAAAGCCGTCTTTGTAAACTGTGTAGTCCTTTGTTTCAATTAGTACATCGGTCCAAGGTTTAGTCATTTGTATTCTCCAATGAAGACATGTTAAAGCTAATTGCAATACGTTCTGCATCTACTTTTTGTTCATCTACCATGTGTGTTAAGTATGCCGGAAATATAATTAAACGTCCGGTCTTGGGTGTAATACTAAAATGCGGAGTAGAGTATACCGTCATTTCTTTATTGTTTGCCCAGGGCCAACTGCACTCTTTATTCTTGTCAATGAATGTAAGTGGAGCATCTTCATCAGTTGCTTGTACATAGTACACACCGCTCCAAGTACTTGGAATGTGATTATGCGGTAGATGTGTACTGTACATTCTATTAATACTAAACCAACTTCCGGAAAAAATTACATTGTTCTTTAAGCCAATTGTATTATTTGCTTGGATTACTGATTCTACAATAAACTCACGTAAGTCAACTAACATTGGGTTATCAATAATTTCGCCAGTTGGATTATAGTTAGTATATCCATTCGCACTATATCCTCTAGGATTAGTGTCATTACTTTCGATAGCCTTTAATTCAGGAAGCAGTGCTTTTCTTAGTTCTTCAGCACCACCAAACTCTCCACCAAATACTGGCACTGGAAATAAATCCATTCTATCCAATTTAATACTCACTTACATTCTCCCAAGGATAAACAAGCCATACATCTTCTTCTGCTTTGTTAATTTCGTGGCAAGTATAACTAACTGGAACTTCGGCATTACTTGCACTATTGTCTGTTAGTGTAGCAAAGCGAACGTTGTTACCCCATACTGCATTCCATCGATCATGCTCCATTGGCATACAGCCTGTTGGCCAGTCTTCCTTAATCCAGTTAAAGGTTGCACCAGTATCGTTGATATCATCTACAATAAGGATGTTCTTTGGTTGTTTTTCATAACCAAATGCATCTTCGCCCATCCAAAGATTACTTTCGGGACCTTGTTCATCGTCACGCAAACTTACTTTAAGTGTTTCACAACGAATGCCAGTCATGTTACTAATAATAGTAGCAGGTACATTGCCGCCGCGTGTAAGTCCTACAATGTAATCAGGACGCCAGTTGTCAGTGTACATTTGATTAACAATGCTTACGCACATGCGTTCAATGTCAGTCCAGTTGTAATAATGTTTCTTAATCATAGTTAGTCCTTAGTTAATTATATCAGGGGTTATTAAGTCTACGGTGTTTACAACTGTCTTGCCTGCATATATTGCAGTTGTTGCAGTTACATCTACTATTGCCGCTGTTGTTGAACACCCAGTAAGCAATAATAGTACAAGTATAAAACTAATATTAAACATTTTTTTTACCTTTATAGTCTTGTAATACTAAGTCGTACATCGATTTAAAAGTGCTATACGCGATATTTAGTGCAGGATAATCGTTGCACATTTCTTCTATTTCAGTTACTTTAAGATATGCTTCGGGACCTGTAACAATATTAATATCACTATTAATTGTTATTGGACTACCGTTAGTACCTGTTATTGTATAGTTACTAAAAGTAGTATCTATTGTACTAGTACTAGTACTTGGATAGTTACTAAGATCAATAGTAATAGTATCTGTATTCGTGCCGCCAGTTAGATCTAATTCGTATTGATATTCTATTTGATTATTCACCGTTAATTGCCTCGTATAACTGTTTACCGCTAAAAAACTCTTTGTTAAGTTTAGTAACTTGTTTATTAATATTAGGAAGGAAGTCATCGTAGTTTTCCATGTACTCTACAATTTGTGCAACTACTTTGTCTCTATTATGCAAGTATGCGTCATAGTCCTCAGTCCACTCACTTGGGTATTTAAATACGTCTAACCCCATTTCACTGTAGCTTAGTCTATCAGGTATCATAGGAATAGCATCTACTAATGCACCTTCATACCAACTAATGCCAAGTGTTTCTTGTAAGTTAGCACTAAACACCATCTTAGCTTCGCCTAGCAAGTTGTGATATTCGTTCTTTGTAAGTTCTTGATCTTGACAAACAACAAAGTCATATTGTGGAAGCAGTTGTGCTAGATCTCTAAAGATCTCAACTTGCTTCTCAGGAGCAACACGATGTGGGAACAAGATTAAGTCTCGCTTCTCCATGCCTTTATATTGCGTTAGGCTATCCTTAAGATACTCCATAGGCCATCCGACTCTAATTGCTTTATCCATATCAACATTATAACTATCCATCATTGTATCTGTAAATAAATCAATATGGAATTCACTTGCAAAGAAGTTGTCATCATAACATTCATACATTGACATTTCAGCGTGACGTACCCAAGGCTTATCGCCTATAAGTCTGCCTAAAAAGTCTTGCGGATCATAACTACCAGCATGCCATAAGCCACCAATAGTAATGTCGACGTTTAGTAACTCTGCCATATACTTTAATTGTATAACAGTAGGGTTCCAAGCGTCTGTGTATAAGAAATAGTCCCCGTCTTTGACTTGTCCATTACAGAACATCTCGCCGATAGTTTCTAGTTGTTTACTTTTGTATACGTTAGTACCACCAAAGTTAAGAAACGCCCCAGGCGTAGTTGCCTGAGGAGTCTCTCCACCACTAATAACATTAACTTTTTCATTTGTAGCATGTCGTAATTGTTTAGGAAGATACTCCTTCCACTGTGCAGTGTAACGTGTATCAACAGCTTCGATATCTACAATATGAATAGTCATTAGTTGCTCCTTGCGTTCTTCCGGGCCATTGCACGGACCCATCCTTGATACTTATTATAGGCAATCCATACTGGTGCCTTATCATTATACATATCTTTTTCATTAAAGACTTTACCTTCAAAACGGCAGTAGTCACGAAACTTATCTAAATCGTTGAACACTTTATTGTACGCATTCCGATTATATTCGATTCCCATCTTTTAGATTTCCTTATTAACAGCTTTGAGCTGGGTTTGGTTTGACTCACCACCCTTATGCAGGGTAGTAATTTGAACAGCCATTTTCGCCATCTTCGGCGACATCAATCTCTACAAAGCGGCTTGGGTACTTTGCGGAAATTTCTTCGTACAAGTCATCTGCAATCATCTCGCATGACTTGTGGTTTAGTTGTATTACATCTTGTGCATACAACCGTTCAATCCAGCGTTTAAACTGAATGAATTCAATATCGCGATCATCGTGAAACACTTCAATGCGAATTTTAAAATGGAACATGTGGCGATGCGGAACACCTAGGAATGATACATCATCCCACCCACCTGTTGCTAGTTTAGGGTCAGTGTCTGCACCCGGGTACATATGTACACCTTCTTTTTGAAAGGTAACCCAAATACTTTTACTTGCTGGTTGTGTCATTCTGTTTTCCTTCATTCTACGTAACATGTAGTCATAATAACGTTCTTGCATATTACTAGTATACTTTCACTTTAGGACTTTGTCAAGTCCGTATTTGCTCCAATCCGTAAATTTATCACGGTCCATTAAATCATGTAAGCTATGGCACCAAACGCCTGGATTAGATGCGTTAAACCCTTTGTCGTCAATTTTAACCATTGCATTGTATCCCCACTGTTTAATGTAAGGAATAACTACACGAATTTGCGGAATAAAGTTATTGTATTCAGTAAGCCCGCCGTCTAAGAACGATTCTAGGTCAATTGTGCTTGGAATATCTAAGCTACATAAAATGTCGTCTTTTAAGAAAAGAGTAATCAATGCATCCCATTGATTAAAGTCTTCATAGTTAACTGGATTGTAACTGTGATTAGCACCAAAGAAGATATGTGTACATTCTTCACTAATGTATTTTTGCCTAATCGCATAGTAATCTTGCACACCAGTAACAAACAATGTCTTCATTCCAAATGCAGGAGTCTTTTCAACTTCTACGCCTGTAAAGAAGACAATGTCCTTTGCTTCGCCTGTGTCGTATGTTCTTTTCATAATTTTCCTAATGCCTTTAATTCAGTTTCATATCTATGGATTTCATCTTTAATCCATAGCTTCTGAGTTTTTACTCTATTAACTTGTTGATCAGATGCAAAATTTTCATGTAGTTCAGTTGCTTCGGTATCTAATGCACGATGTCTAATATACAGCTCTTGTAAGTGTGCAATAATTACGTCATGTGCTTCGCTATAGTTCTCCACCTTCGAGTACCTCCAATTTAGTTTCATCTAAAGTTTCTTCGACATTATCATCAGGCTCCTCTACATCAAACAATGCACCAAAGTAAGTAGAACTGTTTACAGTCTTCTTACCAATTGCACCACGTGTACCTGGGATAGACATCCAAAACTTTGAATAACTATCAATAACATCCATGGATTCTTCTTGTGTTGTCTTTGAGAAAATCTCTTCAACAACATCTCTAAATAGAATACGATCAAACTTTTCATCTACAAGCATTTTAGGTATAACACCGGCATCGTACTGTCTATTAGCTTCTTGTACAGCATTAATATGACTCCATACGTTATGACCCATCTGTATAGCATAACTAAAGCTATCCCAGCTTGTTGAGTCCCTGCCACGTACAGTTGTGTTACCATCTGCGTCTAGCAAAGGATTACCTGCTTTGTCTAAGTCAACATCACCTTTAAGTACTTTAATAGTACCAATCTTGTTAGTATCACCAACAGCGTATGTACATACATCGTTAATAAGCAATCCGTCAGTTAGTGGACTATCCTCAAAGTTCTTAAATATACCGTCTTGTAATACTGCATCTTTAAAACCACGTGTATCACTTGCATACTTCAGTTCGTCTACACTAGGCACCATTCGGTAAGTCCACTTACCTCTATCAGGTGTTTCGTTCTGAATGTAAATCTGTCCATTAGCAGTAGCTAAGAACGGACTTGCACAATCAAATGTAAGCATCATAGTAGGGTTGTAGTACTTGCGTATAGCCCGTTGTACGTCTGTTAGCAAGCAGGCCCACTCTAGTTTACTTGTGCCTAAGAAGTGCATTACATCGTGTATACCGCTTTGTAGTAGTCCGTCATAGTGCAATGCAACAATGCGTTTAAGAACCAAATGCACATCGCACATGTTCTGTCCACCCATTGACCAACCATTAAAGTGATTGTCAGGATACTTAACTGGATCACAGTAATCTTTCATCTGTTGATACCAATCTTCTGCGTCAGCATGATTCTCGCCTTGCAATACATTAAGGAACTTACAAGCACCTGTTCTGTGCTTCATCCAATAGTCATTATTAATGCGTGTTGCTACTACTGCTTCTTGATATGTGCTAATGCCTGTAGCTTTTGCACCTGCAGGTGAACGTGCAACCCACGCTGGAATATCAAGTATCATACCATAGTCCATGTATGCATCCATCCAACGTAAAACACCATCGCGCTTCTTTTGTGCTTTAGGACAATTAGGATCTTTCCAGTCACCTTCCCAAACACCTTTACCAATTTGGAAACCACCTGAGTCACCAAGTGCCCAGGTGTTTTCTCTATCTCTATTACGGATCATATCTTCTTTAGGACTAAACTTATTAGTGTCTAATTCAGCATGTCCTGCAGAGTAAAGCGTCCACTTGTATGTGAACGCTCCTTCTTTTTCATTGAGATAGTTAAGACTTTCCATACCGTTTGCAAAGTTGTTAGGCATACGTGCATCGTCAACATAAAGACCTTTAACAGGATCAGGATAACGTTGCTTACCTACATAGGTTGCGTAAAAGCCACTTAGTGCGGGTAAAAAGTGTGCGTAATCTTCTTGTGCTTCTGTTAGGTCTTTATTCATGTTTACTTGCTCTGTGCTGGAAGGATGTAGTCGTATGTGCCTAAGCCACTGTCTACACAGATCTTCATTGCACCTTGGTCACTAATGCTCATAGTAATATCGCCACTCAAGTTAAGTACACTTTGTACTTGTGCTACAGGCCAACTCCATGTATGTGTTAGTGTTCCGCCAACTTGTGGCTGGAATACAAAATTACCTGCGTGTGTACTTGCATCACCAAAACTAAACACTAGGTCTTCGTTGTCAGTTTTTACATTAAATGTAGGCTCTTCTGAGTGTGCCGCACTTTGCAACTTCATACGTGCAATAGCTGCCATGCTAGGTTGGAACGTAACATTCCATGCCGCACCTTTAAACTTAACAGTCTTCAACTTCTCGTCAATAATTGCTTTGTTCATAAAGCGATAATCGTTTTCAAAGTCACCTGATGCATTTTCAAAGTGAATGTGTGTCGGAATAGTTTCACCGTTACGTTCTGCTTTAACTACCTCAAGTTTAGCACCTTTCTGATACTCTGGATTCTTTAAGTGCAATGCCAGCTTATCTAAGTTAGGCATGCCAAACGTGCCTTCAAACTCACCAACAGGCGAATGTGTAGTTGCAGATAAGATAACACTCCTATCTTCTGCCATACTTTCGATTGTTGTTGTGTCACTCTCGCTTGTAACTTTTACTAGACTAAGAAAGCCTAGTGAGTGTGTATGTGCTACTACGTCTTGTAATATGTCTTTCATGTATATCTCCATTCTCTTTATAGTATAACAGGGAAACTATTGATTGTCAACAGTTTTTCTAATTGTTTTATTATATTCTACTGCGCTTCGTAGTATATTTAGGTCGTAACCGTACTGCTCTGCTGTTTTTAGGAAAGCAGATGTATCCTTGGGAAAGCAATGACCGCCCCAACCTCTTTCTTCTGTAACCATACTATGGTCGTCATTTATTCGTTGATCTGTGCATAGTAGTCTGCGCACAGTTTCAAAGTCTAAATTAGCTAACTCGCAAAAGTCAGATAGTTGATTAAAGAAACTTACTTTAAGTGCAAGAAAACTGTTCTCTGCGTACTTAATTGTAATTGCTTCTGGCACTGTACAGTTGTGGATCTCTAAGTTAGACCAACATACTTGTGATTTAAACCAAGTATTCCAAAACTCTGTATCTTTTTGTTCACCAGCTATTATAGTATACTTCATATTCCTAAAATCTTCGTTAGCAGTTTCTGCACGTAAAAATTCTGGACTGAAACACATTTGTTTATTAGGAAATGTATCTTTTAGCATCTGCCATCCTTCTAAGCTAATAGTACTTTTTATTAGAATAGGAATGTCTGGAGCTTTTTCAATTACATTGTACACGTTGTTCATATTACATGAACCATTTTCGTTTTGTGGAGTACTAACACAAACTACAAGAGCATTTGCATATTTGTAATCGTGATGATCAGAATAATAACCTTTATCGGGGTCATTGATACTAACTTCGTTTGTATCGCGTACTGCTCGTTCGAACGCTTGACCAACAAACCCGTAACCAGTTACTACTATTCTCATGTAATCTCCTTTAGTTGTTCCCAAGTATCTTGCCATCCAGTAACTGGGTGAGAAAATCCTAGTTGCATTTTTAATAATGAATGTGCTAAAGGATAATCATTGCCGTTATCATGCATTGCATCACCATAAAAATGTATAGAGTCACTTTCATTAAAATCTCGCAATATTTGACTTTTATCAGACCCACGCGGTGCAATATCAATGCCAGTTTCTCCGCCTACTGTTGCTTGTAAGTTAGGAAATAATAAATTAAATTGTGTTGCTATAATTTCACGCTCGCTTATTTGTTGTTCAGAAATTACATATGCGGCACGTTGTTGTCTATCAGCATTGCGTCCTACAATACTAAAGTTAACCATGCCAGTACGGTGTTCAAAATGGTTACCAGTGCGTATGCCAAAATTACTCTCAGTAAGTTTTACACTTAACCATTCGTGTGCATCATGCGGTAATGTCCATTCGCTTGAACCAGTTATACGACCTTCAGACCAAACTTCATTACCGCTACATTGGTAAACACTTTTACATTTAAAGTATATGTATTCACCTATTTGTTCAATTGTCTTTGGCCGGTCACTTCCTGTAACTAAATGTACTGTATGCTTGTCGCAGAAATGACTGAACCATACAGCAAAGTGTTTGTTCATTCGTCCGCGACTAGGGGTTAGTGTGCCATCTACATCAAATATAAATATATTTTTACTCATTACCACCCTACTTGTTCCCAAGGAACGTTTTTATCACCAAAGTGTCCGTAAGTACAATTGTTGCTATAACTATTATAGTTGAATAAATCAAATCTGTCAATGATTCCTTTTGGACTTAAATCTATCTCGTTACGAATAAAACTTTCAATACTGCGATTGTGTCCGTTTGAATCAACGTAAATGCTAGTAGGTTGCTTAACTCCAATAGCATAGCTTAGTTGTATATTACACCAGTCTGCCATTTCATCTGCTACTACGTTCTTAGCAAGCCATCTTGCCATATAAGCCGCACTACGATCTACTTTAGTAGGATCTTTGCCACTAAAAGCACCGCCCCCATGAGGAGCAAACCCCCCATAAGTATCGACAATAATCTTTCTCCCAGTAAGTCCGGTGTCACCATCAGGACCACCAATAACAAAATTGCCAGTAGGATTAAGATGCCATACAGTATCGCTATCAATTAAGTCTCCTAGTTCTTCCATTGCCGCAAGTTTACACAAATGTCTTGCTTCTTCTATACAGCCTTCTGTGTGTTGTGTACTAACTACAATTTGATCAATGCGTTTGATAACACCTTCACGTCTTGCACCATTGTACTCTACACTTACTTGTGATTTAGCATCAGGTCCTAATACATTTCCGCGCTTTGTTTTTAAATTTTCTAGTATCTTGTGACTGTAATGAATAGGCGCAGGCATCATACTTGGTGTATGATTGCAAGCATAACCAAACATAAGTCCTTGATCACCTGCACCAAAGTCGTCTGTACCTAGTGCAATGTCTGCACTCTGTTCATGTATTTCATTATAGACTTTTAACTTATTCCAATGAAACCCTTCTTGTTCGTAGCCAATCTCTTTAACTTTGTTGCGTACAATGTGTTCTACGGCTGCTCTAGTTACATTAAAGTTCTTAACTTCGCCTGCAAGTGTAACCATGTTGGTAGTTACTAGTGTTTCAACTGCTACTCGTGTTGTTGTATCGCCAGCGGCTAATCCAGCATCAACAAGCGCATCAGATATTTGATCTGCTACCTTATCTGGGTGTCCGTCACTTACTGATTCGCTTGTAAAAATATGATTATTCATTTATTCTCCTTCTAAGATCACTTGTACTAAAACGGTGATCGCGTTTATTAAAGTGCAGTTTAATTGAACGCTTATGACATATATCTTTACCTGTAAAGTCCTTGTCTCTATATTCTTCGCCTAGTATTCGTACATCAATTGGATACATTTCTAAAATATCTTCCAAGTCATGTTCTGTACCGTACGGGATAATTTCATCAACATACCCAACTGCTTTAAGTTGTGCGTAACGTTCGACAATAGTTTGTATAGGAGCGTTCTTTTCTTTCCTATCTACAGTAGGGTCAACTTGTAACCCCACAATTAAATGATCGCACTGTTCCTTTGCTTCACGTAACATTAGTACATGGCCTGCGTGAAGTAAATCAAACGTAGATGCTGTAAATCCTACTTTCATTTGTGATTCCTCTTACCATCAAACACACATACAAAATACATTTCTTCGTACATGCCTGCATGTACACGATGGAATACTCCATCTTCAATTAGTACAACATCTCCTGGTTGTACTTTAATTGTATCGTTACCAAGTTCCATTTTACCAATACCTTCAATAAAGTAATATACTTCTTCTTGGCCTGGATGACTGTGTCCTGATGTTGCTTTGCGTGGTTGCAGTCGTGTGCTACTTACTACTAGGTTGTTAAGAAGTGGGTTATCTTTAACAACATACCGTTCGTCTTCTTTTGCAACTGTTCCACCAATATCATTAATAGTTACTCGCATACAAGTTCTCCGTCTTACACATTACATTATACTATATATTTAGGTTTTTGTCAATCAGTTGTATGAAATATTTCTGCTAAATCTTGCAACTTCTCAACAATTTCTTCAATAGTATTTAGGTCTTGTTCACTCTCAGTGTCAATTTCTACTTCTATTTTTATTTTCATATTAGTCCTTAAATTTCTTATCTATCCACTTTTTTCCAATGTACATTACACTTACTAAGATAAGTATTCCTACTACTATACCTGCTTCAAGTGCTATGTTACCTGTACTAGCGTCTACTTCAATACCGTCGGTGCTTACTGCTATGCGACAGGTATCGCATTGTGTATTAGATTCTGCTACTCCTGTCCCCCAATACATATTACTCTCCAAAATCAAACAAGCTAGTAAACGTGTTGTGTCGCTTAGTATCCTCTAATGGATAGTCTAGCACACCAATCAAGTTATCTAGTTTATTATCAATAATAGTTTCTGCCATAGCCGCATCGTCAAACGGAAGTTCTTTAAACCATTCTGGCAACCGCATTACGTCTGTTGGATACGCTACGCTTGTATATCCTAATGGATTAGGTTTTAGTTTGCAAACAATAACTTTCATACCGTCTACAACTTCTTCAGAATACTTGTCGCCGTTCATTCGACGTAGTGTATTCCAGTTAATACTTGCTCGAACGTGTCCGGGCATGTTAGCTTTACCTTGCTTCTCTTCTAAGCGGCGATAGTGTCCAACTTTGTTTGCACGTTTAGGTGAACCTTTCTCCCAACCCGGGCGCTCATGGAACTGTTGACGAAACTCTGTAATACGCTCAAGTACATCAGTACGCGGCTTATCAGTAAGTACCATAAGTAATAGCTCGCTTAGGAACTCTTGCATAAACACAGGTGTATCTGACCTACGCAAGTCTAAGCCCATTGCTTTTACTTTACCTTGTTTACCGTCTGTGTCTGTTCTATAACCTTCAATGTCATATACTAGTGCCGCATAACGCTTCTTAGTAATATATAGACCACTTTCTGCAACAATCTCTCTTGCTGCCGCAATAACATCACTACGACTCTTTGGACAATGGAATGATGTAGCCATCATCTCTGGAAATGTAGTATTAGCCGCTTCACAAACTTGGTCGTAAAGTGTAATTACATTGTCCTTGCTCCAAGGAATCTTACCAGAATCAATGTCTTCCTTTAATGTTGGATATGCACTAAAGTAACAAGAGTCAGTATCACCATAAATCATTGCTTCACCAACATGATCGTATGTACCTGTAATAACTTTGTTAACTTCTGCACTCATGTGCTTAACAATTGTGCGTCCTGTAAGTGTAGTACTCTGTCCGATGCGCTTGTCAAAGAATCTACATCCTGGATTAAGAATAGCACCATACAAACTGTTCAAGTTAATCTTCTTAACCAACTGTCGCTTGTCCCAATACTCAATTTCAACAGCATTACCGGCGGCCTGTGCCTTCTTTAGCTTTGATTGTAGCTCTTTACGTTCACTGTACCAACGCTTTAGGATACCTGGAATAACACCTTCAAATTCTGTAGTAAAGATAGTACCATTAGCACTAAGTACCCAAGGCCGGTTACTGTCAAATATTAGCTTGTGCATTTCAGCACCGCTCATTACTACAGTCTCACCTGTTTCGAAATCAACATTAAGTGCAATGTCCTTACGTTGCTCCATAACTGCTTCGTATTCTTCTGTACTAAAGCGTCCTTCCCAACTGCCAGCAAAGCTCTTCTTCTTTAAGAACATGTCAGTGTGTACACGATCATCACTAATCTCTGGACGTATTTGTCCAATAACAGTTTCTGGCGCCATGTTTAATGCACGAATCACTGAAGGATACAGTGAATTCAAATCCATTGAAGCTACCCACTTGTGTAAGCCTTTCTTTGGATACGCAACATACGCACCAGCTGCCTGTGTAGCATCTTCATCACGCTTTTTACGATTAGGAACTTGCAATCCTCTGTGATGTGCTTCGTTAACAATAGCTTGTTCTGTAACTGCTACTGCACCCATTGTAGTTTGAAGCATAACAGTATTAGCGTGTGCTAGTTCGTTGCTTAAATCAATAAAGCGTAGCTTCTTGTCTAGTTTGTCAAGTAGTGCAGTATCCTGAATGTTATATTCAATAAACTTGCGGAAGTCGTTGTTGTAAAGTGCGTCAAGTGTACCTTCGTACTGCGTCTTGTTCTCACCTACTTCAATCTCACCAATTGCATCCAGTCGATATGTGTGACGCTCTTCGTATGTGTACTTACGATACAAGTTTAAACTGTCTAAGTGTACACGCCCAACTAAATCAAACGTCTTACTAGTCTTACCAAACTTTTCATACTCGCGTTCTTTAGGTAATTGGCCCCACAAGCAGAATCTACGTGTGTCATCTTTGCTTAGTACACGCTTAGTACGGTTTACAGTGTACGGAATATCATATCCTTCACTGTTCCATCCACTAAGTACGTCACTGTCTTCAATTAACGTTAAGAACGTGTCAATCATGTCACCTTCTTTTTCAAACAACATTACATTGTCTATGCCTTCAAGTTCTGCCCTTGCTTGTTCCATAGTAAGTGTCTTAGGAGGAACAGCAATACATATCATAGTGTCGAGCCACTGTAAATATACACTAATACTTGTAATAGGCATAAACGGATCACTCGGATCAGCAAAGCCTCGCTCTGGATCAAAGTCAGTTTCAATGTCGAAGAAAGCAATGTTTAGTTTTGGAGCTTCTTGGTTAAGATAGTTTTCACTTAAACACTGGAAAATAGGATTAATGTCACTTTCAAACAGTGTCTTGTCTCTGTTAATAGCAACTTCTTTGCGGAAGTCTTTTGTGCTCTTACACACAATGCGACTTAATGGATCACCGTATACGCTTTTGTACTTGCCCCGTTGGTCTTTATAATAAAATGTATATTTTGCTTGATATTCGCGATAAGTTCTCTTACCGTCTTTGCGTTCTACTACCCGGATCATGTCTTGATCGCGGTCCATCATTGCGTCTACGTAACTCATTATGCTCCTTCGTTGCTTCTGGCCAACGTACCGTCTACATGCCGATTATACAGCGTGATGTTATTATTATAACAAACTTATTTAACATTGTCAATGATTATTTGGTGTAACTTCTGATTGCCTGTTGTGCTATAGTGATTTTGAATGCCGCGGTGTTCGTCCCAAAACTCACTAAAGTCAATATGTGTATCTTCAACAACAAATAACCTAGCAACTTCAACATGTGATATGCTAATGTATTGTTTATTTGTTAATAGTGTATTAATTTGTTGGCGTACTAATGCATACATGTCGCATTGGTATTGATCGTCATAGTGATACCGAAAGTATCCTTTAGCCGCAGATAAACTAGAATTAAAAAATGTTGTTCTATCGATATCATTCCACAATAGATCGCAGTCTTTATGTAAGCCTTGTTTATGTAAAGGATGATTAGGTGTATGCACCCTACTAGGACTAGTATGACTTACAATAACACAGTCGTACTCGTCTAAGTTTGCTTTTTGTATTTGTTTGAATATTTTGTATTCACCGCACCCTGCTTGTGCAACGTTAGTAACTTCGTGCGATTGTGCAAGCAATTTGACCCAGCCATCATCGCCGGGCCATTCTGCCGCAAAACTATCACCTGCTACTAAGATCTTCATAGTGCGTCAATTATTAGTCTTGCTAATGATATTGTATTCATTATAGAAAACCATCCACATAGTAATATAACAAATCCTGCTCTGCGTAGTATTGCACTTGTAAGACCAAATAGACTTCCAACTAAGTACAATGGAATAAACCACTGTGTAGCAGGGTCAAGCACTGTCACAGTTAGGACAATGCTTGCACCTACAAGCAAAACAAGTTCGATTGCTTCAGCATAAAATATGACTGGAGATAATCGATATGTTTCGCCAAAGTAAGCTATAATCTTCCTATAGAAAGAGATAACTTTTTGGATCATTTATCGCGGCCCACTGTAGTAACAAGTGTTTCAAGATCATCAAACTCGTCATATACACGAGACCAATCACCTTTCTGGCCAATCTTAATTGCTTTGTTGATTAAACTTGGTTTAATGTCAAGTTCTTCAGCAACTGCCTTAACAGTTTCTTTCAAACCCATTTGAAGGTCTTCAACCTCTTGCAGTACTGTAATGCCTTCGTTAACAAGACGTTCTAGCTTTGCTTTTTCTTCTGCACCATAGGTACGATCACTCATATTGCTTCTCCGTTAAGTAGTAAGTATATGTTATTATACTAGCTACTTAACGAAAAGTCAAGTGTTTTTATTAATTTATGAGTATTTTGTTATTTGGTTATTAGAGCGGCTAAGTTTGCTTGTAACGTTGCATTGTATGACTCTGAAGTATACTTTTTGCTTTTCTTAGCACGTTGTCCGCGTTCTGGAAGTTTTCGTGTAGTTTTGTCGTTGTAGCGAGGATTACCTTTTTTCATTTGTTGATAAGCCGGCGAGTTTGCTTTTTTATCAGCGTCAGTAACGTCCATTTTCTTTGGAGTCTTTTCTTCTAGTGTGATTTCATCACCATCAGGACCTTTTACTTTGTCGCCTTTTTTCTTGCCATTCATTTTAGCTTTAGCTACTGCACCGCTGTATGCATTACCTTCGTCCGTTTCTTTTTCTTTACCTTCTGCCATTGCGTCTGGAGCATTTGTTTCATAATCTAAATGATGATATACACTGCCAATCATGTCAGCGGCTTTAGTAATCTTAGATTGAACCCAACCTTCTAAGCCTTCTTCTTCACTTACGTTCGAAAGCATTTTATGCAAGTGTACTGTGTACTTTGCCATTTTATATAGTTCGGCACGTGCCATCTGTACTTCATGATCACGTTCTATACCGTCAGCTAGTTCGCCTAAACCTTCAGTTATTTCATTATTTCTCATCATTAAACTCCGTTACAAAGTATTTATCTTTTTATTGTTTTGCCGCCCATGACATTATTTTTCATGTCTAGTGCGTTTTTAGCTGTTCCGTCTGCATTTGTTGCTTGTGGTGCTTTTGGTGCGCCGTATTTTCCTGTCTTTGCAACAGTACGTTTAGCACCAACTACACTTGAAATACTACCTACCATTCCAGCATTAGTTCCACCAGCAGTTGCTTCTTCGTTAGTGACTGCTTCAGCATGCATAGCCGCCATATGTTTCTTATACTTTGCAGTACCTTTTTTATGTGGACTTTTGCCTTCGTCTACTTTATTCTTTTCATAACAGTCACAATGTTTACAATCTGGTCCGCATTTACATTCCGTTATAGGCTTACCGCAACATGCTTCTGGGCACATTTCTACCTTTGCTTCTTTTACATATATAAATTCACTTGCCTTCATTTCTCTTCTCCTTTGCATGTGTCACATTTACAAAACCCACATACGTCATTGGCGCATGTAGGACATTCTTTGTCTCGATGACATTCGTGTCCGCAGGTATCACATGTATGTTTGTAGTCATCATTCACATCTAAAAGTCCTGTTTGCTTGTACTTTATGTACTTATCATCTAAGACAACTAATTGTGTTTCGGATATGTACGAATGTGGACACATTAATGTGACCCAAAGGCCGCTTTCGTACACACTGTCTTGTATATATGTCATGTCTACTATCATTTTAGCAACTGACCTTTTTTATACATAGTGTTTAAACTGCTCACTGTAAATTCTTCGTTAAATGTTACGCCTAATATAAATCTAGCAACTGACGACGAGTTAGTAACACCGTGCGGATCTCTTGTATCAAAGCATATAGGAACCTCATAGTTAAGCTGAGCTTCAAGTTCGCTATGTGGATAAAATCGACTTTCTGGAATATCTTTAAAGCGTTCTGCAGGAGATGCTACTTTTACTGGAGGTGTATATTCATAACTATCTAAACTAGAATTCTTAAAATCACCAGATATAGGAATATTTATAGCACATCCGCGACCGTAATCAGAATGTGGGCCTATAATGCCATGCGGGTTGACTAAGTTATATGCAACTGCGCTTATTATTTGATCAGCATCTTTAAATATGGAATCTACTATATCTAATGTTTCGTTATCGGCGTCACCTGTATAGAACTTAAAACGGCCGGTGCCAAAATGACCCCAGGTGTGATACTGGTCGTATACTCTTTTTTCGAGGCTGTATTTGTCTACAATGAGATCTGGAAGGAGAAAATGTTCTATCATAACTATATTTATTTTGTTAGCTACGGTAGTATTAAGATACTGGGTTTGTGTCTGCCATATGTTGCTTGATATCTTTAGCAGTACGTTCAAACTTATGATCTTTATGTTTGAACCCAATGCCGCCGGCTGCTTCCCAGGCATTAATATTAACACCGTAGTCGTCGATTAGTATGTTTGCTGAACCGTTTTGTGCAGTAGCATACTGTGGTTTGTTGTGTGTAATGTAAATATTCTTAGGTGGAAAAAATGCTAAATTCTTTTTAATCCATTCACGCTTATGTGGCTCTGAATTTGGATCATCTGCTAAAGGACTTGTACAAATATTGTATTCGCCTTTAACTTTTTTAATTAATGACAATAGTTTTTTTGCTTCTGGAAGTAATGGTAACTGTAACCAAAAATCATCAGTATCGCGGATTTTTTGGAGTGCATCATCTATGTCATGTTGTTTGTGAATGTCGGAAAAGTGATCTACGTTCATTAACTTAGCCCACTCACCAAAGAAGTCAGCAAGAACACCGTCCATATCGACGTATATTTCCGTTGTTTTATTTAATTTGTTAATTGCTTCATACATATGCTTATAGTATAACACATGTTTGTTGGTATTGTCAACCATTAACTTACTAATGCGTGGCTTGAATAGCTTTTGATCGCCTTTAGTAGTCTTTAATACAGGTTGATTTTTGTCGTCTTTACTAAAGCCTTTAACTTCTGCTTTACGATTTTTAAACTTACCAACTAACACTTCATCACCGACATTAATGTCCGGAAGTTCTAATTTAGTTGCTTCAGCAAGCCCTAAGTTAAACAATACGTTGGTACTTTTGCCTTTTACTTTTTTACTAAGTGTAGGCGGACGGCCGTCTTTATCTACATCATAACCTAATTTAGCGGCTTCTATTGATAGCTGATTTACACCTACATCAACAGTAGTATTAACACCTTTTACAATGCGGCCATCTTCTCTAATTTCAGAAAACCTCATTTACGTGTGCGCCCTCTAAGTCCGTTAGGCATATTCTCGCCTGTCATTTTAGGTAGACTGAACCATAGTTCAAACCATTCTTTGTCACCTGGACGAATGTTTTTTGATTTCATTTGTTTAACATTTTTAGCGGCAGCGTCACTAATGTTTTCTAGAGTGTACTCGGTGTAACCCTTATATTCGTTTACACCTGCAAGTTGCTTTATACGCTCTAGTTCATCCATTATTTTGGTACGCACTTGTTTACACGCTTGCCTTTGTTTTTACCTGTGCCAGCTTGTGTGCCAGCTTTTTTGAACTTGGGCCAGCATTTTTTAGGTCCTGCTACTTCTGTTTGAATATTATTAAATGCTTCAGTAATGTCTGCACTTTCAATACGGTAACGTTTACCGTGAGCATGAACTTCTTTACCTACCATCATTTTTAGTATACGAGATAACTTCTCAACATCGTCTTCTTGGTCTAAGTAATCCATAATTACATTTTTTATATGCGGAACAAGTGATGCTTTATTTAAAACAAGATTGCCTTCTCCTACTTCTTGTTCAGTAACGCCCAATGCATCTCTAATAGAATCAAACATGTCTTGTGCAATGCTTTGATTAGCTACACCTTGCTTAAATAAGTCAAACTTATCTTCAAGTGCAGCCGCTCTCATTTTACTTGCGCTCATACCTTCAGCACCATCTGCATCAGGATCACGTTGACCTGCATTTACAATCTTGATACTGTTAAAAGTATAGTCTTTGCCGTTGTAATCATTTAATAATTTTTCAAATTGTTCTACTCTATCAGAGCCTGCAATGTATACAATATCAGTATACCCTAAACTTTCAAGTTTCTGCATCATTTGAATAATAGTTCTAACACCTTCATTGCCTACTGTAACATGGCTGCCAAAACTTGCCTTTGCAAATCTAACTTTTTGTTCAAAACTTAATGGATTCTTTTTCTTATCTTGTGTATGACTTACAAATACAAAATGGTCACCTGGCATGGACATCATTGCATCAGTAAGTTTCTTATGTCCTATCGTCGGCGGGTTCATGCGACCAAATGCGGCAACAGCAACCTTACTAGGTGCTTCAAATAACTGTCTTAGTCTCATGAGTTGTATGTACCTTTTTTAATTTCGTGCATCTCTTCAGCATAAATCTTCTTTGCTATGGCCATTCTATCTTTTTCAGTAAAGACATCGGCATCAGTCCTAGCTAGTTCGTATACTTCAACGTATCTTTTTATTGCTTTCTCTACAACAGGAAACAATGTTGTTTTTGGGTTAATCTTTTTCTTATTAGCAAAATCAGCAGACATCTTATCTATCATTGGAAAAAAGTGCTTACGATAAAATATAGGATCGTTACGCATATAGACACATACATCATCTACTATGTCAAAGTTAGGCTGAAATTCGTCTATAGAGTCATTATTAAATTCATTAATTTTCATATTACCATTTCCTGCATGACCAGTAACGTGCTTTAGTACGTGGCCCTGGATTGTCACAATTATGTCTAGCTCTAAATGAGCGCCTTGCCGCTGGGTTGTTCTTTTTAATACTCATAGCTTTACCTTTAACACTGCTTCCGCCGTGTCCAAAGTTTACTTTTTTAGTATTACCTGTTTTGGGATCTTTAACATAAACTTTAAACTTCTTAACATCGCCTTGCATAGGCTTGCCTAGTTTAACTTTACGTCCTTGGTATTCTGCTTCGTCCATGTCGTCATCTTCATTGTACCACATAGTGCCGTACTCTGCATAAAACTCATCATCGTCTTCAAACGTTTCTTCATCAATAGCATCTTCATTAGACATTGATACTTCGATATCAAAATCGTCATATCCTTCGGAGAACATGTAGGCTGTTAGTCGCTCTGCATATTCGTCTGCTTCAGTTTCTGATAATTCTCTTTGTAATGGAATCTGGTATATAGTTGCGCCTTCAACTGACTCAAATACTAATGAGTTAGGAAATATTGACTCGTCTAGCGACTCTGTCAGTCCTTCTTTTTTGTCCATTACTATGTTTACAAAATGTTCCATTATAATTCCTAATGATTTAATTTAATACTTGTTACTGCACCATTGGTATACGTTACTACTGTTCTAACCCAAACATAGTTACCAGTAAAGTTGTATATTGATGCACCCGTAGTACTCGTTTCCGTAGTACTTATAATATCAAAATAATCGCTGTCAGTGGGCGTAGTAGCTAATGTGCCTTGCATCTTAATAGTTCCTATAAAACTATTTAAATCATATTGCACAGTATGAATGCCGTCACTACGTCCGTAGTAACCATCACCTTTAAATGCTGAGCCAGTAATAGTGACAACTGTACTATCTCCTGGGTGTGTGTTTGTCGTTAATATTGTTTCGCTGTTTGCCATATAACTATTTATCAATATCGGACTTGTTAATAAATTTATCGACACGCCTAATTGCGCCTCCGATTATGATATTAACAAACTGTAATATTTTCATATCTCTACAGTAAAAGTACATTCCGTTAACATAATTGTTAGCTTCAACTAAATTTAAAAATACCCTTCCAGCTTTAACTTTGTCTGGATTCTTTCTAGCCCATCCTGCAAACGAACTATCTACGTCAGTACCAACAGTAACTTTATATTCAAATTCAATTGGACCGTTGCTAATAATAACATTAGGCTCTAGTAAGTGTACAGAACTACTGTCAGCAGGTTTCCAAATTTCTGTAACATGATCAACTGTACTTACTAGATGTTCGATCCAATAAAGGTCATTTGAGTATACTACTATAGTCGGACTTTCAATTCTTAGTTTATAACTGCTTTGTTTTTGAGTTGAAAACTCATTGTACAGATGACATGCGTGGATCAGCGTAGATATACTAATAGTCTTAGTTCGCTGGCCCCATTTATCAGTAATAAATCCGCGGTTATCTAATTGTGTGTAGAAATCGTCAAGTACGCCGCGAGCTTTAGAGAGTTGTTTCTCTCTAAAGATCGACGCTATCGGACAAGTTATCGATACTTTGTAAAGGTACGTATCGTAAAATAACTTAGTTGTCTCAAATTGTCTCAACTATTTCTTCTTTAACTTCGGACACTAAAACGATCTCGCCGTCTTTAATGCTAATAGATACAGCGCCACCGTTCTTAAGAGCGCCGAATAACATTTGTCTTGATAGCGGACGTTTAATGTCTTTATCAATAACACGCTGTAATGGTCTTGCACCCATCTTAGCATCAAAGCCTTTGTCAACTAAGTAGTCAAGTGCTTCGTCAGTAATTGTAATGCTAATGTTTTTACTATTAACCATTCCTTTAAGTTCAACAAGGAACTTACCAACAATCTTCATCATTACTTCTTTAGTCAACTTGCCAAACGTAATAACACCGTCAAGTCTATTTCTAAACTCAGGAGCAAAGAACGCTTTTAATGCAGTATCGTCTTGTACATTTTCTGCACTTTCATTGAAGCCAATAGTGTTCTTTTCTGCGTCACGAGCACCTAAGTTAGTAGTAAGAATTAGTACACAGTTACGTGCATCTGCTTCTTTACCATTAGATCCTGTGATCTTACCATTGTCCATAACTTGCAACAAGATTTGTGATACATCTGGATGTGCTTTTTCAATCTCATCAAGCAGAAGCACACAGTTAGGATTTTCTTGCAGTTTAACAATAAGTTGTCCTGCATTATCCTCGTGTCCTACATAACCTGGAGGGCTACCAATTAGTTTAGCAACACTATGACGCTCTTGATATTCACTCATATCAAACCTTACTAAGTTTACCCCAAGTTGCGTAGCAAGTTGTTTAGCTGTTTCTGTCTTACCAGTACCAGTTGGGCCCATAAACACAAAGCTACCAATTGGTTTATCATCAGGCTTAAGACCTGCTTGACTAACAAGGATCTTATCAACAATGCCTTCAATAGCATCGTCTTGTCCGTATACAACTTTCTTAAGATTAGCTTCAAGGTTCATCAAGTTTTCAGTTTCTTTTTCAGCAACTTGCTCTTCAGGCATTTTAATGATCTTAGCAAGTTCAAACTGTACACTTGCCGCATCAATAACTTTTTCACCTTCGTGTTCTTTAAGGTTAAAGCGTGAACATGCTACGTCAATTAAGTCAATTGCTTTATCTGGTAACTTCTTGTCATTCTGATACTTAACACTTAGCTTGATTGCTTCTGCAATAGCTTCGTCGGTAATAGTAGTATCATGAAACTCTTCGTAATACTTCTTAATACCATGTAGGATATCACTAGTTACTTCTGCACTAGGCTCATCAACTGTTACACGCTGGAATCGACGCATTAATGCACGATCCTTCTCAAAGAACTTACGATATTCTTCCCAAGTAGTTGAAGCAACAACTTTAATGTTACCTTTAGAAAGTACAGGCTTGAGCATGTTAGCAAGGTCATTGCTACCACCGCCACCTGACGCACCAGCACCGCTCATCATATGTGCTTCGTCGATGAATATGATAGTCTTGCCTTTCTTCTTAATGCCAGCAAGCACTAATTTAAAACGTTCTTCAAAGTCTCCACGATACTTACTACCAGCAAGCATAGCACCAATGTCTAAGTTATATACACGATATTCTTGTAAAAACTCAGGACATTCTTTGTTAACAATCTTGTACGCAAGTCCTTCTGCAATAGCAGTTTTACCAACACCCGGATCACCAACAAGCAATACGTTATTTTTCTGTCGACGGCCCAACGATAGTGCAATACTATCAAGCTCTTCAGCTCGGCCAATGACGGGATCAATTTTATTGTCTTCAACCTCACTATTAAGATCAGTTGTAAATGCACGTAGCGCACGATCAGCTTGGCTTGCATTTTCGTCTGCAAACTCTTCATCTGTATCAGCGTTAATAAATTCGTTAAACTTTTCTTTGTCTACACCACCTTTTTCAAGCCAGTAGCAACCTACACTTTTCTTTTCACTTAGCACACTAAGAATAACGTCAGTTAGTTCAATATTAGCTCTACCGCTGAATAGTGTTTGTGTAAATGCTCTGTTTAATACACGTTCTACCGTTTGTGTTTTCTTAGGCTTGTATTTTGTAACTTCCATTTTCTGGTCGTCACAGTTATTCTTAAGATGGTGTTCTAGATTTGTTTTTACATAATCTAAGTCTGCACCAAAACCAGTAAGTGCCGCTGCCAACTCTTGCTCACATAGCATCGCATATAATAAATGTTCAATTGTTACATATTCGTGTTGTAATTTTTTAGCATCCTTCACTGCCTTATCAAAAACTGCTTGTAATGCTTCGCTTGGTTCTACCATTATTTCTTTTACCTTTAAATTTAATGTACTGTTTATTATAACAACAATATGCTAATAAGTCAAGACTTACTTTAGTAAATTGTCTTTGATCTCTTTTAATTTTATTAAGTCAACTGGGTCGTTAAGTAACGGTGTATATGCGTCAAGTGTTACAAACATGTTGCCCCGTCTGTTTGTATTTACTTCTGGCAAGCCATGACCTGTAACATTAAACGTTACTCCAGGCTTTGTACCAGCCGGTATTGTTAACCTAATTTTAGTTCCTTCTATGGTCGGTATATCATCCTGACATCCTAATAACAAATCTATTACACTAATCCTGTGCCGCATAATTAAATTATGCCCATCGCGATCAAACATAGAATGTCGCTGTACTTGTATTTGTACAATTAAGTTACCACGAGGTCCGGGTATTATTTCTTCCCCAAGCCCTTGATACCTAACCTGATTTCCATTTATTGCACCAGGTGGAATATTAATGTCGACTGTCTCTTCTCGTCCGTTTCGTAGTCTAAATGTCGCAAGTACTTGTTTACCAGTTACACATTCTTCTAGTGTAATATCAACAGCAATAGTTACGTCTGGGTTTCGCTGTTGTTGCTGTTGTTGTCTAAATCCAAACTGAGCAAATATGTCGCCAAAGTTGCCATTCATATTTTGGGTATTAAACTGTGCTTGTGCTTGTGGATTATCGTACTGTTGGCGTTTTTGGGGATCTTTTAAAGTAGAGTATGCTTCGTTAACTTCTTTGAACTTCTCTGCATCACCGCCCCTGTCAGGATGATGTTTCATACTTGCTTTTTTATATGCATGTTTAAGTTCGTTGTTATCTGCGCCTCTGTTGACGCCTAGTATATTATAGTAATCCATACTAGTACTTATCGAGCTTATTTACGTCCTTTGCTAGATCCGGTATATAGACCAAACCAAGCGGCTCCAGCACCAACAACAACACTAACTAACCCTGATTGTTCCATAGTTGCGTCTACGCCTAAATTCATATACCAATGTACAACTTGGTACAGTAAAACAATATAAACTGATATAAAAATACGTGGAAAAATTCTCCACTGATCAAATGCATGAGCAAGGTGAATAAGTTTAGCATACGGATTAGGACCTAAGTCTTTAATACTTGTATCAACTTCTAAGTCCAATTTAACTCTGCGTGTAGTTGATTCTTTTGATGTTACAATTTCAGCTTCGTAATCATCTTCTTCGTAAGTAATTGTTTCTACAGGCGTTGGCGCAATGCGCTTTCTAGGTTTAGGAGTTTCTTTAGCAACTGGTTCTAAATCTTCTAGTTTTTTACGTGGCATTATGTATTATTCCCATTAATATGTTCGTCAATTAGTTGACTGTTTTTATCAATACGTTTACCATTAGACATTGGTGTAGTATCAAATATAATCTTCTCTAATTTTAAAGTAGCTATACGCTCATTTGGCACATATCTCCAACAGTAATCACCGTCTAATGAGCCGCCTTCTTTAGTAATACCAAACACTGTAACAGAGTTTCCTATTTTAACAATTAACGCTCGTTCTCCGTCTAGTATTACTTTGTCACCTTCTTGGAAGTCTCTACTCAGTCTGAACTTTAACCCTTTAGCAATTCCTGTAGCATAATCTTTAAACATTAGTGTAATAACTAATGCAAGCAATGCTGTGCCAAATGGCATAATCATTTCAGCAAAATCCATACCAACAGTATCCATACTACTTCTCCAACTCGACTATACGTGCTTCAAGTTCTATAATTTTTGCGGATATTTTTGGATGTACTTTTTTCCATGCTTCAGGATCTTGGTTAAGCCAAGTCCAACCGTAACGGTCTCGTAACCAATCACATGTTTGGTCAAACTTAGAATAGCCCCAAAGGCCAAGTCTAGTGTCTTTAATATAGAATAGTACCGCGGCACCAATTAATGAGCCAGCAATACTAGTGTAAATCCAAAGATAATCCATATAGTTCTCCTACTGTATGTATTTATGCATGATCTACGTTAATTGAAGGGGTTAAACTTATCCCAAGCCGAAACAGGCTTTGTTTTGTTTGCGGCATCTACTTTTGAATTAATATCATCGATTGAATCATTTGCGCTATCAAGTGCTTGTTCCGAAGCGTTGTAATAACCTTCATACGCGGCAATAATAGTTTGCTGTTGTTGTACTAGTGCTCTAATGTCACTAAAGTTTAAACCTAAATTTTCATATCCTTGATCAGTTAATCCAAACAGTACTACAGGTCTACCTGTTTTCTTTAACTCAATAACTGCGGCTTCCCAGTTATCGGGTGTAACAACAATCCACTTAACATCTTTCATGTTAAGCTGATCTACTTTTGGTAATACAAGTACTGGCTTATCTATTGGCTTTGCACTTACCTCTAAAACTTGAGGCATTGAAGTACAGCTACTTAGAAGAAGTACTACTAGGCCACAGCCAAGGACATTCGCTATTAAACTGTTTCGCATTCGTCGCTTCCTTTTCATTGTCAGTTAGTGGTGATCCACTTAATAATTCAAAACATCGCCCTGCTTTACCAGTTGCGCTGTCTACTACTCTTTCTACTAAGCCCGGCTTAGCCGAAGCTAACACACCTAAATCATGCTTTTGAAGTTTTGTTGCTAACACTGTGTTTTGTTGTCTAATGTCAGCAAACTTCGCATTAACTTTAGTAATTGACTCGTTAGCCGCCTTAATATCTTTAAGTAGTGCTTGGTTAGTTGCTTCGGCAGTCTGTGCGGCTATCTTAGCAGTTGCTTCATTTTGGATTAATATAGCCATACGTTCTTGTGTATCGTTGTAGTACCAATAAAACCCACCGGCCATTGTTGACATTATTACAAACGATATTATTGCTATTTTTAATCCCATTTTAGTTCCTAACCTAGTAATTTTCCCAATGTCTTAGGACCTACTATTCCGTCAGCACCTAATCCATTTTTGCTTTGCCATTTTTTAACAGCTCGTGCAGTACCTGGACCAAAAATACCATCAGCAGTTAGGCCAAGTTTTTCTTGTACTTCCGCTACAACTGGTCCACGTGATCCTACACGTACAGTTACATTATAATCGACTTTTGGTTCTTCATAGTCGCCGCCTAATACATCTAGAGCGTGTATGTAATGCTTTTTACGATCTTCTAATCCAATCGTGCCGCCATTAATGCGCTTAGTCATTCCAACAATATCTTGATTGTCGCAATACTTGTTAATCTTGTTTGTATCCCAAAACCAGCAAGCACTATCTAACGCACCTTTTTTAGTACGCACGTAATCTGTTGCATCTTCCGGTGTCATCTCAACTGCTTTACCAAACTCTGTATAGTTATAACGCCCAGTTAACTGAAGTATGCCACCACCGCGAAACTTCCAACCGTCACCGCTATTAGTGTCGCCGTTGTCCATACGTGAAGCGTAAATAATGTTTGCAATTTTTTCTGGTTGTCTGTGATACGGTTGCGGATCTCTTCCTGCTCGTACAAAGTATTTTCCAAATATTTTATTTAATGCAGATGCACTGTAGTTTAAGTTTTCTGTTAATACGTTAAAGTGTCTAGACTCGTGTCCGCATTGTGCAATGAATCCTGCAACACGCTCAATTGTGTCTACTTCCCATAACGGAAGTATTTCGCACATTGCTTCATACCATGCTTTGTGATCGCTGTTACCTTCTAGAAGTTCTTCAACCATCCACTCTTCGAAATTAAATTTAAAGTGTTCTTTTGCCATGTGATATATTCCTATGTTTGGCAGTGTTCACATTACACTGACTTACAGTTACTTATACTATACGTTTTAGTAGAAGTGCCTTTCCGGAATTTTCAAATGTTAGTTTGTCGCCAAACTTTGTAATATTATAGTCACCGACGTACTTACATAAGAATATGATTTCTGAAAAGTCGTTTACGTTAATTTTATCTTTAATTGATTCTATTAATGGCTGTGTGTCACCAAAAGCAAGGAATTCAAAATGTACAGGAGCACACCATTTCTTAGTTATAGTTAATGTATTTTCTAACAAAGTAATATCGTCTACAAACCCTCTACTAAAGAAGTTTTTGTAATTGTCTAAATTACTTTCGCTTATGCCTTGGCCATAAGCCGCTGGATCGTTAGGTACTAGTTCTTCTAATCCTGTTAGAGTTAACTTTGTTGATTTCCAATTCTTATAATAACGGAATCGCCAATCATTCCTGTCAGCAAGTTTGCCTACACCGTCCATTACTTCCATTATTTGATCGTGTATTTTTCTACCACGTTCCATTTCAACAAACACTTTATATGTACCGTCGGATTGTTCACCTGGAGTAATGTCTGCATCTAATACAAACTCATAACCTTTTTCAATAAAGCCCATTAAGTCTTCGGCAGCCGCTTTCTCTCTTATACTAAAACTAAGTGTAACAACGTCTTTGTCATCGCCCATTTTACTTGCAAAGGAATCAATTTCTAATACCTTGTAAACCATGTCACGTAAATCACCTATGCGTAAACCCATTATACTGCCATCCCTGCGGCCACTTCATCTGGAGCATCCGCCATTGCTTGATCTGCTGGTTGCATTTCACTTTCTGCTTGTGCTGATGCATCAACTGCTGGTTCCGTTTCAAAATCTACCATATCTTTGTAGCCTGAATAAATGTCCATAACTAGCGACTTTGGCATTTGTATTTCTACTAACCAAATTGGCTTTTTATCAAGTTTACCTTTTTTAGTACCAGGACGCATATCGCCGGGTTTACGTATTATACGTGGTACAACTACATATGTTTCTTTGTACTTTACTTTACAGTCGTAATCGGTTAAACGCTTCCCGCCCATTGGGTCAGGCATCTTACCTTTAGGCCACATAAATGTACAAGTAATCCAATGTCTATCGATAACTGGTCCTTCAGCAAGTTCGCCGTCTTCCCAGTTTTTATATACATAGATATCCAACTCGTCGATTACTCGTTCAAAGTCTTTTAGTACCTGGAAAGCAGTGTTGCTTCCGTAGACACCTTCTATGTTTCTTACTAAATCATAAACGTCTTGCATATTTTAGTTTCCTATCTTATATACTTATTTATCATGATCTAATAGTTAACATATCTTTTTTCTCTTGTCCGCAGATGATAAGTAAAAGTGTAAGGCAATGCTTTACTACTTAAAGCAACAATTGTCTTACTCCATTAACGCACAGGAGGACACTTAATGGGCGCTAAAAGAAAAACTGCTAACAAGTCATCAAATGGCCGAAAGCAGTCCAACAACAACTTCAACAACAACGTTGTTGAGATGAAGAACTTTACTCAAAAAGAAAAACAAGTCGCAATACTTCCCCGAAATAGAAATCAAGAGCAATACGTGCTTACACTGTTAGACCCTAAGAAAGATATAGTCTTTGGCGTAGGGCCGGCAGGAACAGGTAAAACCCTGTTGGCCGTGCAGGTTGCTGTTAAACTATTCAAAGAAGGAAAGGTCGATAAGATTATTGTGACTAGACCGGCTGTATCAGTGGACGAAGACTTAGGTCATTTACCTGGTACTTTGGAGGAAAAAATGGCTCCATGGACAAGACCGATCTTTGACGTTTTGCGTGAATACTTCAACGCACGAGAAATCGAAGGTATGATTAGTGAAGGCGTAATTGAAATTTCACCATTAGCATATATGCGTGGTAGAACTTTTAAGCAGAGCTTTATACTGGCAGATGAAATGCAAAATGCAACCCCAAACCAAATGAAAATGTTATTAACACGTTTAGGCGAAGGATCTATGATGGCTGTTACAGGCGATCTTAATCAAGCTGATAGACGAGAAGATAACGGATTGATAGATTTCACTAGACTGTTAAGAAACAGCGAATCTAAACATTTGGATGTAGTCCAATTCGAACGAGGAGATATCGAACGTCACGAAGCTGTTAAGGAAGTCTTAGAAGTTTACGGCGACGAGTAGGTAGTACACCTGTGTACTACATGTTAAATTGTAGTACACAGGGTTTTGTTACAACTCTTTAATTAGCGGAAAGATTTCTGCTATTACTGATGCACATGCAACAGCAACATCCATATGTTCTTTCTGTGTGCCATTTGCACTACGCAATTCGATGTAGTGTACCCAACTACGTAATGTACCATTCATATATAACCTTGTCTTAGTAAGGCCTTCTGGTAATACTTTACGTGCTACTTCTTTAGCAATGCCATTATTAATAGCCCAGTCATATGCACGACCTGCTGTGTAGATAACGTCTTGTTGCATTTCTTCCCATTTAACAATTAGCTCAGCCATACCTTCATCGGCCATGTTAACGTCAATTGAGTTCTGTCTGTTCTTAGTGTCTTGTAAACGTGCTTCGCTGGTAATAAACACTTCGCCCATTTCTTTAGGATCTGCATACCGCTGACTAAACTCTTGGAAAGCAAAACTACGATGACGCACAATTTGATGTGCAATGTCGCGTGTTGTGTTAATTTCAATTGTAGCATTAACCATCTCTAAAGGTGACCAATGTTGATGTTTAATCAAATACTTAATCAAACGTTCACTTGTTTCTGAATTAATTTGTGCTGTAGGGTTACTAACTTTTGCACAAAATGCAATTAGCTCTTGTACGTCTGTTAACCCTTCTGCTTCAAACTCAGGTGTTGCTTTGCTGTAGCTTACTAATCTTGTTGTCATCTTTTCGTTCCTTAATTATTTTGTCAATTTCTTCAAACCACTCTGTCGGAGCCTGAGTAAGTATTTCGTCTATCACATCATCTAACTCTTCTAGACTGCGTCTTTTATTCATCACCTTTGCCTGCAGTTTCTGAAAAGTGATCTTCGTACTTATTAGGGACACCATCCCATTGTTCGCGTTCTTCCGCGCTAGGTCTGTTTTCAGTAACAGTAGTTATTACAGGCCATTGTTCAGAGTACTTAGTATTAATGCCCATCCACTTTGCTAATTCATCCGGCCGGTCTCTAAGTGAAGAGTCAGTAACAATAGCATTTGCTGGGCATTCAGGCTCGCACACTCCGCAATCAATACATTCGTCTGGATTAATTACAAGCATGTTTTCGCCTTCGTAAAAACAATCTACTGGACAAACTTCTACACAGTCCATGTGTTTACATTTAATGCAGTTGTCTACTACTAAGTATGTCATTTATATACGTCCTAGTCTAATTAGCGTAGCCGCTAAATTAATCTCCGGATCTGCGACCAATGTATGATCAACTAGACCTTGTTTAATAGTTAATACTGCTGTATCTTGTTGTGCGTCATCACCAAACAGTTCAATGTTGTCATAAAGCCAGCGATAGATCTCTTCCATTTCTTCAGGTCGAACTGCTCCGCACAATAGCTTACGTGCTTCTGCAATTTTGCCTGCTTTAAATAGCTCAACCATATCAAGTTTCCAGTCAGCTTCACCTGTGTCGCCTTCATTTGGGCGTAGTAAACTACCGTCTGTGCTATTCATTTGTACAGTGTTAATACACTTGCGCAAGTCAGGATACGTTGCTTTAACATAAGTGTCAAGCGTGTCTAAGTCTGGCGTAATACCTTCAGTAATAAGGATCTCAGCTACTCGTGCAGTAAACTCTGTTTGATCAATTTTAGCAATGTGAAATCCTTGACAACGACTGTGTAGTGCAGGAATAATCCTATTAGGATAGTTACATGTTAAAATAAAACGTGCAGTTGTGTGATACTCTTCCATTACACCACGTAGCGCGGCTTGTGCGTTTGGGCTTAAATAATCAGCCTCGTCAAGTAGCACAACTTTAAAGTCACCAAACGGAATCATTTGTACAAAGTTAATAATCTTATCACGCACATCGTCTACACTGTTAGTACGACTTGCGTTAATTTCTAAAATGTCTAAGTCTTGTATTTCAAGTTCGTTAAACAATAACTTAGCAAGTGTAGTTTTACCAATACCTGCGTTACCACTAAACAACAAATGCGGAATAGTCTTTTCTTTAATCCAAGTGTTTACTTGGTTGCGTTGTGCGTCATCACGAAACACGTATCCTGATACTGTATTAGGACGATACTTTTCTACCCATAATTCTTTCACTTATTTGCCTCTTTTTGTTTGTTAGTGTTATTTCCGTATTCACTTCCAATACCCATTAGTATTAAAAATATATAAAGCAACGGCCAAGCCCATCCTACTAGATGCCCCATAATATGAAGTATCATTAGTGCTACGCCACTAGCACCTGCGGTACCAATGCCTGTGTTTTTATATTCAGGGAATTTCATACTGTCTCCTTATACATTATTATACATTAAACCCAACCTAAAGTCAAGTTTTAACTTCTAGTAGTTTTACAATTTTAGTTAGTAATTTTCTAATCTTTACTAGTTCTTTTATGTCCGAGGACTCTTCTAGCTTAGTAGGCTTTACTAGCTTTTGAATCTTTGTACCTTCGGCTTCAACCTGTGATAATTTCATATATCTCCTTCCAACTGTCTGCCCTAATAAGTCCAGGATACTCAAAGTCTTTATTGTACGGGTGCGTAATAAGAATAGACTTATGACCAGCTTTAATGCCAGCCACTATATTTTCTGGCTTATCTTCAATCCACCAATGTCCGGGTTCCCACTGTTTTAAGTATTCGTCTTTGTCTGCGCCTGTTTCAATACATTGGCAACTTATAAATGCAGTTCCAAAATGATCTAACAAATTTGAGCTCCTTGCCTTGCCAGCATATTCATCAGTACTCATAGAAGTAAGGCCAGCAAATTGATAACCTTCTTTCCTTAACTTAGTTGCGTACTCAACTGCACCTTCCATAGGTGTTAAGTAGCCCATCCAAGCACTTTCGTTAAATTGGATGATTAGTTTATCTGCTTGATCTTTTGTAATGTTGTATCGAACTGCTTGACTATATACATCTGGTACTGCAACCTTAAATTTCTTAGATGACATCCACTTAGTAAATGCAGTATCCCACCTAAGGAATACTCCGTCAATATCTGTTAAAATTAATTTTTCATTCATCGTTTGATGCCTAGTTCCTTATATGCTATTTGAATAGCTTTTGATTGATAGTATGCATCTGCTAATGCATTGTGTAATGAGTTTTGAATCTTCTTACGGGGATCACTTTCACAACAACCAAATAATGTACGCGAATCCTTAACTTGCCAAAAGTTATAAGGAATTGGCATTTCTTTGCTTCGAAACATGTTTTCTATAATAGTATAGTCAAATCCATAACCTTGTCCCCATAGTGTGTCTACACTACCAACAAATTTCCTAATACGTATTAATGCTTCTTCTACGCTAATAGCACCTTCTTGGTCAAAAGCTTCTTCCATAATAGCAGGATCTTGTTTAGACCACCATGCAATTGTGTCGTCACTTGCTGTACGACCCAAAGCGTCTTGCTCGTCAATGTTAATTTTAAAGTACATTTCACTATGTGGTTCTGAATCATCTAGCGGGTTGAACTTAACAGCACCTAAACTTAGTACAGTTGCACTAGGTTGTGTATCAATTGTTTCGAGGTCAATACTTGCGTGTATGGTCAAAATAAAACTCCTTAGTTGCTATACATATATTATAACGTATAACCTCTAAGGAGTCAAGTAGTTTTTTTAAATTATTTACTTGTCAATGAACTGCGATAGTTGCGGTGCTTTCCAACCTACTGGTTTAAGTACTTTACCGTCTTCACGCTTAATTACTTTACTGGTTGTAGGGTCAATCTTTGCAAAGTTAGTATTCATTACTTCTTTCCAAGCCGCTTCTCCGTCCCAGCCTGCGGCACGTATTGCACCCATAGTAACAACTAAAATGTCAACTAGTGCATCAAGTTGTTCTACTTTGTCATTTACATGAACTGCATCTTGTAGTTCTTGAAACTCTTCTTGAATTAACCCAAGATACATTTTATAGTTTGCGTCACTTGCTGGTTGGTCACATGCTGTTGCAAACATGTCTACGTCGTTAAATGGATTAGTCATTAGTAAATTTTTCTCTCTGCTTTTTGATTTAATGCTGTTTGTACAAAGTCACCGGGATCGATAGTATCTGGGTTCCAGTCACCAGCGGAATTTTCACTGTATCTAATGTCGTCTGGCTTTTCGTCTGCAAACGCTAAAATGCTTTCTGCTTCTACCATACGCACTACATATTCATCACTGTCGTCATTGTCTTGCATTGAAAGACCTCTAGTCCAGCGACCGTGCTCAACTAATATCCATTGCCCAACTGCAAACTCGTCTTTGTTGTCAGGACCTTTTGCAAATACCTTACCCCAGCGCGGATATACACCTCTAACATTGCCGTCATCGCCAGCAATAAGTATGCCACCTTTAGTCTTTTGTTCACCAAAATCCATATCAGTAACAAGTACTCTATCTTTAATTGGGCTTAGTCTGCCTTTAATTGTCTTAATGTTACTTGTAGCCATTTAAGTTATTCGCCTTTTTGTGTAAAATTACCGTCTGCATCTTCAACCCAATCATCGGTCAAATCTTTCTCAACTTTTTGTTGTGCTCTAGAACGTGTTGTGCGTGGTGCTTGCACTTGTGCTACTTCAGCAACAGCTTCAGTAGCTACTGTTTCTACAGTTGCTTGTTCATCAGGCATACTTGCTGGATTGTCAGTATAGTAATCCCTGTCTAGTTCTTCTTTTTTGCGAATAATTTTGCCACCTGGACCTAATTCGTCACCACGTGCATTTACTCTAGCGTTGCCAACAGCAACAGCTAATTCGTTACGTTGACGTAACATATCCATGTCAACTTGTTTGCCTTGCATACTTCTATAGGTCTTTTGACCTTTTTGTTTCATTACCATTTTTACTCTCCTTCTCTATTAATACTTATCTCAGGAACTCGGTCCAGTCCAGGTCATACTGGATTGAATCAATTTTGTGAACCCCAATTAAATATAGTACATAACTTGATACACTACTACCTCTACCTACTCCCCAAACAATATCATTCTCGCGCATAAAGTCTACAAGATAGCACATATAACGTAATAGTGGTAACATACCACGCTCAGTAAATGCGTGTAGTTCTTCACGAATACGGTCTCTTTGTTCGTAAGTAAGTTCTCTATTGTTTAAAAAACGTACTACATCCAGTTCTTTATATTCGTCAGGCATAAACCATTCCGACTGTAACGCTGTGTCAAAGTCTTTTTGTTCTACATCTAGTGGAATATATGGAGTAAGTGCAGGTCTGCCTTGATCTTCCATAGCTTTATTAAACTTGGATATATCATCACTAGGTTCACATAATACAACATGACACTTGTCAACATGACCTGAATAGATCATATCAACTAAGTCTTTATTTGTAAATCGGGGTATTCCTAGAGAGTCTGTTTTCATCAGCATAAGTATATTTTAACTTACATTGATGAGTTTGTCAAGTCCTGATTGTGAATTATCCATATCTTTTTGCATTGATACTGCACGTCTGCCATGTGCTTCCGCAATATACATATCAAGCAATGAAGATATTTGTTCGTGTACTTGAGGATTAGATGTCATAAAATACTTACGTTGTAATTCATTAATCTTATCCTCCAGTTCAGGAAGTGTAATGTCTTCAAAACTTTGTACTAACGGATTAAACATTTATAGTATATTCGTTATAAATTGACCTTTGTACTCGCCGTATATACTAGCACCGGCATCGTATGTCCAAAAGTCGAATATGTAAGGTTGTGTAGCACTGTCAACTGTAGTTGGATTTGCAAATCCTGTTGGCACTCTAAATGTACTACCTAATGAAGTAAACGTAACAGCGTGTCCGCCACCGCTGCCAATTAAGTGTACGGTCATTTTAGCAAGTTTTCCACTTGCTGGAAAGTCAGTTAGTGTTAATGTAACATCAGCGCCAATTGTAAAGGCTTGATAATGTCCATTTGAAAAACTAACGTTAGTGTTGCCACTTAGTGAACCGCCATTATAAAATGCTTCAGTTTGCTGAAGTACGTTTGCGCTAATTTGATTATTACCTGAAAACGTATTAGCGGCATTTAATACTGCGCTAGTTGTTTGTAATGTAGTAATTTCAGAAGTAGCAGTTGCTAATCCTGTTTTGATAATTGTGAAATTATCTCTAAATCCTTGACTATCATTGTCTTGTCCAGCTACTGGATAAGTCCCGTCAATTGTTGCTGATATAATTGTACTTGCCATGTTAATTCCTCTACTGTGTTATTTATCGTTGTTATGCGTTGTAGTCGTAATTTGCGAACAGGATATATTGTTCTGCACTATTACCTGAAGTACTGTCCACAACATAACGATCGATAGTTACGTCTAATGATTGAAAATTAAAGTTACTATTTTTAATGTTAGTTAATACTTCTGCACTCTTTCCAGGTTTACAATAACATAGTGGTATTGCTAATGTAAAGCCTGCTTCTTGCGTACCTGCACTTTGCGGAGTACGCATCCATAATGGTAAAAACCCGTATGCTGTTTCTCCAGTAGCTTCTAAACTTTCGCGCATGTTAGTAATGTTAGCAATGTGTCTTACTTCGTCACCGCCTGATACTTTAATAGCATCACTGTCAGCTAACGGAATGTTTTTCGCTTCACCTTGATTGAAGTTTTGACTATCAGTTTCACTAAGCACTGTTAAAATACTACTATTATCCTGACTTACTATTGTATCGCCTACTTCTAAATATGTTTTACTACCTGGGAAGTAATACTGTGAATTGCTTTCATCTGCACCTGTTGATATATAGTTTGGTGTGTATCCTGATACACCTTCTGCATTGTCTTTGTATATTGCTCTTAAATTTGTTGTTGAAGGCTTTGTAAGAATAGGTTCGATGTAAGTTGTGTACAATGCATGGCCTAATGGATTATTGCCAGCGGCTGCAATACCTTCTGGTGTACGCATATTATCATGCCATTCCGGTGCTAGTGTTCCGCCTGTTACAAACTCAGTAACATAATTCCATTCACCTAATACTAACAACCAAAGATACTCACGCATTAATAATGCTCTAAATTCTGGGTCAGTTCCTGGAAATGTACCACTGTATCCAGAAGTATCAAATCTGTTGTTGTCTATTGCTTCTACCATTGCAAGGTATAGCTCATTAGTTTGATTAGTTTGAGCAAGCTGAGGTATAGCCGACAACCCGTATACAGTAATAGTGTGTATTAAGTGTTCTAGTACTTCAATTGCTTGATCATCGCCTACAAGGCTCTCACCTGGCTGTTCCCAAATATGATCTACACTTTGAAAGTTGTATTGAAACTTAGTTAATCCTGGATAACTGTCACCAGCATTATCAGACAGCATACTAGGAGTGTAAGCACTTCCGCCTACCCAACCAATCTTTTGTGCTGTCTTCATTGACTTCATGTTGTTAACTGCTATCATTTGCGTAGTAGGGTTAGTATTGCCGCCGTATGTACTATCTAATAGTAAAGTTACAGTCTTTGCTACTTTCCTTATAAACTCGCTAGTATTTGCTTTAGCACCGCCTATAGCAGGAGTTCCTACTAGTTTAATGCCATACACATCTAAGAATCTATCATACGGTGTATATCTGCTACTAGATAATAACGGGTCTGTATTAAACACTTCGTCGCCACCTTTCATTACAGGTATACCATCGTTAGTAAAGTCTCGATTGTTTACATCAAAAACTCCTACTCTATCTACAGTTACAGTGTTGCCACCTTTAATTGTAAAGTCTTTTTTGGTTTTACCTTTAATTGGTTCTGAAGGGTCAATTACTTCTGCATAGATAACTTCGTATACTGTATCAGTTGTTCCTGGAGTTATTGCTAACGCAGTCTTAACTGTGCCTACTTTATAACGCCTTTTCTTGTGATACTTTTGACTGCTTGCAAAGAACGTGTCTAACGATTTTGTTTCTAATCCTGCGTATGCTAATATCTTAACATCTTTTTGTAATCCAAAGTCTGTATCGTTTGGTCGATACAATACGTTTGATGGAAATACATTTGGATTGCTTATTAATCCTCTATAAGATGCTCTTATAGTTTCATTCATAAACGGTTTCATAAACAAGTTACTGTACAACAAATCGTTTTTATCTAAAATATTAATAGTAAATTCTTTAGTTACTGCACTGTACCCGAATCTATCTTTAGCTTCAACAGTAAACGTATATGTTCTGTCAACTGTAGTATCAGCACCGTCAATCAACAATGATCCGGTATCAAATATTGTTAATCCGCTGACTAACGGACTTAACGTACCAAACTGTTGCACTTTACCTGTTATTTCACCATCAAGTTGTAACGCTAGTCCAAAAGGCAATCTTCCTGCTGTCTTAGTATAAAGCAACGGAGCATCTGTAACTGAACTAGTTGCTTCAACTCTAAATACACTTGTAAAGTTTGCGTCTATAGTTCCTAATACTTTCTTAGTAGTAAATGCAATAGTTGAATCTACTTGTCCTAGTATCTTTACTGTAAATGTTTTATCTTTTGATGACTGTATAACTTGCGCATCAATTAAATTAGCGGTAACTGTAAATTTGTATTCTTTAGTTACGGACGGCTGGTAAGGTATGCGTCCCGCAACTTCCCCAGTTGATACATCTAAAGTCATACCTGGAGGTAATGTACTTGCACTAGTATCTGGATTTGTTGCTTTTAATACAAACTGTGTACTACCTTGTTGTAAGTTGTTTTTTAGTACATCAAGAAATATTGTAACGTAATTATTAGCTCGTCTATATCCTATATCACTGTTTGTTAACCATACAGGAGTTCTAAGATATGTGTTGTCTGTACTAAACACTCCAGTGCCTACTTGCAATAGTACGTTGTCTGCTCTTAAGAAGTCGTCGCCTACTACATAAATTGTAAAGGATCTTTTAACAACAGTGTCGCCGTCATTTGCACTTACAATAAATTGGTAAAATCTGTTAAGTTTCTTTGGTGGAGCAAATACTGCGTTTGGAAAGTACTCTCCGTTATAGTAATACGAACTTACACTAGTAAAATCAAATGCATATCCGTCATAGTTATTTGTATCATATGCACCTTTATTTGCCGCTAGGTCTAGTGCTAGTAATGGATCAACTACACCTGATATTAGACCGTTGCTATCCATAGTAATACCTGAAGGAAGTTCTCCGTCATCTTTATTAATGTAGTACTCTAATGTTTGTCCAGCTGGTAAATCTAAATCTGTTGCTTGTAATTGGAAATTAATAATTTCGTTGTCTAGTACAAAGTAACGTTTGTTTTCTGCACCTACTGACAAGTTTCCTGCAGGAGTTACCCATTCAGGTTCGTCTGCTCCTTGTACTTCAATAGTAAACGTTCTGTCTTGTACTTGCAAAGCCGCATTAGTTGCTCTAAGAACAAACGTACTAGTAGTAGCACGTGGCACTGCTGTTGGTGTTCCAACAATTTGGTTATTTTTTAGACGCATACCCGCTGGTAAGCTACCTGATATTAATTTTGTTATAATAGTATATCCACTATTAAGAGGTAAGTTAACTATAGTCGTAATACTTTCTTGCAAAGTAGTTAACTTAGTTCCGGTGAGTTGTGTCCAATGGCTCATGATTAGATTGATCCAAGATTAGTAGAAGCAATCGGAGCAAGTACAGTTCCGTAGTCAATATCTACTACATATTGTAAATAATCTCTGTGGCTTAATACATCTTGCGATATTGCTCCAAAGTCAAAATTGTTTTCAAAGTCTACACTTCCGGCATCATTATTAATTGTAATTAAATCCCCATTTGCGCTAGTACTAATACCTGTACCGCCGAAGATTTTAAATGAAGTACCATCATTTATTGCAATACTACCGCCGTCAGTAACAATAGTATGCCCATTTAAGTTTGCCGCTATTGTTATTAAATCACCATCAGTTGTAATATGTATTCTATCACCCTGTACAATCTTACGGAACTCTAAGTCGTATCCTGTCTTTTGTTTGAATACACTGCTTCCGCTTGAGCCTACATTACTACCGGTAGTTGATTCATCGTTGCGTAAATCAAGCTCGTCGAAGTTTTCATTTACTTTAAGAAACGCGGCTCTGAGATCATCTCCAGTTCCGTCATTAGCTAAAGCACCTATGTTGATTGTTTGAATTGTCATTATATTTTCCTTATACTAGTATTTATTCGCCTACGGATAATCGCTTTCGCCCCACTGAATTCTAACTCCGCCATCTTGTGCATTATCAGGCCCTTGAGCAACGGCAAACCACTTATAATAGCTTGGCGGATTGTTGTTGTTAGCATTGTAATCTTGATAACGTATCCTGCCGCCATTGCCGCCGCCGCCACCGCCGCCTACTGATATAGTTGCATCATTACTATTACTTCCTACTCCGCCGTTCGTTGCATCAGTGTAATCAGTGTAGGGGTAACTGTAAGTGACTAAGTAAGGGCTTCTTGTACCAGTACCACCAGTAGTGCCTTTGCCGTGTAGCTCTACGCCACCGCCGCGTCCAGCAAGACCGTTTTTCTTTAAGTCCCCGTTGCTATTCGTACTGGCATGTTGTGCTCTGCCTTGACCGCCTCTACCGCCACCACCACTACTAGTATCACCACTATTATCGTATCCTGCCGCGCCACCGCCACCGCCGCCAGCACTGTTATTACCAGTTGCAACACCGCCACCACCACCAGCCATGCCGTTTCCACCGCCTCTAGTAGTTCCATAATCGCTGTTGGTTTGAAAAGTTCCACCAAATCCGCCACTTCTAGCGTTATAGGCTTTTCCACCGCCGTTGCCGTATATTATAGTATTGTTGCCGCTGTCCTTAACTGTACTATTTCCGCCATTTGTTGGATCAGTAATAGTTCCGTAACCGCTTGAAACAGGACTCC